ATATAGGTATTTTGGGGTACATGGCCATTGCGTAGCCATGCGCGAGTAGTAGACACAGACACCCTAAAGTGTTTGGCTAACTCCTCTATCGTTGCTAGTTGTTCCATTACTTCTTCCTCACTGATAATGTGTATTCTGAATCTACGTTAAGTCCCATAGGAACTACATCGGGATTCTCTTCTAAGTACTGGCGCATGTTAGTTTGGTTAACACGTTTGTCTAACAGCTCCGGTACTCCCTCTTCTAATATAAACTTGTGCATGGATTCCCAATCGCTAGTCCAGTACCGTGTCTTAGTGCTACGGTAGAACAAGCCCTCGGCGGTACGTACACTTTCAACACCCTGCTCATCACAGTATTTAAGTAGCGCGGCTTTCACTGCGTCTAACTTCTCAGACAATGCTTTGTCTTCTTCTTTAAAATTAGCCGATAGTTCTGCGCGTTTACTACGTATCTTTTGATACACCCGCACCATCTTTGCTACTTCTATTTCTTCTGTCATAACTACCTCCTAGTTAGTGGTCGAGTAATATAGTGGCATATAATACCCTAGTCAAGTAGTTCGTTGTAAAGATCAATCATTTTTGTGTGTACGTCTATTCTATTATCTAATAGTGAGTACACACGTTTTTCTACGGCAGAACCTTGTAACTGGACGACGGTACATTTGTGGTCTTGTCCTGCTCTGTGTACACGTGCGTTGGCTTGGGCGTATGTTTCCAGTGAAGAAGTTGGCCCCCACCATACGACAGTGTTTGCAGCGGTCAGGGTCACACCGTGTGCAGCGGACTGCGGTTGTATGACTAACACCTTGGGGTCGTCGGTCTCTTGGAACCGTTTGAATATCTCAGTACGTTTACTAGCTGGTACATCCCCACGTATAACCTCAGTGGCTATACCGTCATCACGTAGCTTGTCTGTGAGTATGTCAATGACATGTTTGAACGGTACGAACACGAGTATCTTCTTACTCGACTCATCAATTACTTCGCGCAGTACTTTGTATCGGTTCTTAATATCAAACTCTAATGTCTCTTTGTCATCGGTGTACACTGCGCCTGCGCTTATCTGTAGTAGCTTGTTCATGGTAACCGCTGCGTTTACTGCGGTAACTTGCTCGCCTGCCACGCGCATAACGAGCTGATCCTTCAAAGCTTTGTAATACTTCTTCTGCTGACTTGTTAACTCTACCTCACGCTTAACGTATACCATCGGCGGTAGGTCTAGGCATTCCTCCTTGGTAAACCGTATCGCAGGTTGTAGTGCGTTGAATACTGTATCAGTAGCTGACTCTTTCGGTGCCCACTTGAACTGCGTAACGCGAACCAATACTTGATCTCGGAACGCACTAAAGAACTTAGGTACTGCTTTGGGGTTAACAAGTTTAGCTAGGCCATACGCATCTACTGGGCTTTGTGCGGCGGGCGTACCCGTCATCAGCCACAACCACGTGTCTGGCTTAACTATCTTACTTAAAGTTTTCCAACGGTTGGTCTGTACGTTCTTGTAGTGAGTAGCCTCATCTATAATGATGCAGTCGAAGCCGCCCTCAGCTATAACGTCTTGTACTATCTTAACGCCATCGTAGTTAATGATAACGAAGTCAGCCCCACCCTCGATTATCTTTCGGCGTTTTGCTTTCGCACCATGTGCTACGTCAACGGTTCGGTGCATAGCAAAGGTAAACAAGTCAGCACGCCACGCACTATCCATAATTGACAGTGGGCATATAACTAACACGCGGTTAATCTTGCCTTTCTTCATCAAGTAGTCAGCCGCCCATATTGCGCTGGCTGTCTTACCTGTGCCCTGCTCATTGAAACAGAACGCACGGCGGTTCATAGTCAAGAACCCTGCCGTCTTCTTCTGGTGCTCGAACGGCTCATACTTACCTGTCCATTCGTACCTGCCCTCGATAGGTGACGGCGCGTTGATCTTCATGTTACGCAAAGCCTTGGCCTCGTCTAGTCCCCAACTAACTGCCACTGTGTTAGGCGCGACTTCCTTGCTCCTAGGTATAACCTCTGTAACTTGCTTAGGGTTACGCAGTTTAAGCAGTATGGCTTTGTTATCTAAAATCTTCATTCACCCCTCCGGTGATGTTATTACTTTGGGCTTTTGCCATTACGTGCTCGGTTCTTACTACTACTCTCTACCTTGTACCCATCAGCATTCGACCCGCCATTGGCTAGCGACTTGTTGTGCGATATGTCTTTACCTTCACGTTTACTGTACCCGTGCTTCTTATCGAACTCACGTCTAGCACGTTGTCGTTCCATACGCGCTTTATGTTCCGCAGTCCCTACTGCGGCGTTCACTTGCTTCTTTCGGTCTTTCGGGTTCTTGTACGGCATCTGCCTTATCCTCTTTTGGTTTGTTAAAGATACGGTCGAACTCTAAGGCTGCAAACTTTTCATCTGCTGCTGGGCGTCTTCTACTACCTTTTCCCATTACCCTCTCCCGTTATGTGGACATTCTAATACGTCACACCATGCTCGGCACAACCCACTTGGGTTAGCGTTCCACACGTTGTTATCAGATGCGATCACCATTTGTTTATACTTACCTATGTACTTCTCGGTTAAAGCCCGTTGGTCGTCAGCTCGGGTGTACTTACTCCTGATAAGGTCTTTAGACACGACAAACAATAGGCCGCCCTTAACTACCTCTATTTCTGGAAAGTGTTTCCACACTGCTAAAGCCATAAGTTCTAGCTGCCCCTTGTCTGCGTACCGTGCCGACTTACCTGTCTTGTAGTCCACAACCCACGCTAACTTCTTATCATGGTCTACTATAATTAGATCGGCTATACCTCTGAACCATACATCGTCATCTCTGAACCCACATGGCTCTAGGTTAGCTGTTAGCCCTAGCTCATACTCGCACAGCTTCTCCCCTTGGATACGGTTAAGCGCATCGAGTGAGGGTTTGCAGTAGTCGTACTTCTTAGGTAGTGGCTTGTTGTCACGTATATACTCCTCACATGCAAGGTGTACGTCAGTGCCGTAGCGCATGGCGTCAGTTTCTTTCTGCGGATATTCTTTCAATATCTTCACATGGTAAAACTGCTTAGGGCATGTCTCGAATGCTTTAAGTTTACTAAACGACCACGGTGCTATGCTCACAATAAGTAATCCTCATCGTTCCGGTGTTGGTGGTCTTCTATTGCTCGCCGCTGCTCTACACTTATAGAAGTAAATTTACCTGAATTTTTTACAGTTCTATCAGTGGAAGCGCAGCTAGTGCAAGCAGACGAAACGGTATCTTTTCTGCCTTTAGCGTAACGTCTTTGATACCCACCACATTTAGGGCATGGCGTGTTAGTCATATACCGCGCTGCGTTGCCCATCATTTTATTATGATGCTTAACGTAAGCGGTGCCTCTATCGGTAAAGTCTACGGGCTTAAACACTTTATCTCTCACGTTCCACCCCACTAGCTTTTATCTTCTCGTGGATTTCCTCGCGGTGTACGGTAACCTCGTTAGGTGCGTTGATGCCTAACTTTACCTGCCCATACTTGTTTATTTCTAACACCCGTACTTCGATGTCACCGTCTATGATAATTGCTTGGTCTTTCTTTCTTGTTAGTATCAGCATTGCTGCTCTCCTTGTTGGTCGTCTGCGTCTATTTCTTTTTGGCAAATGTTACACGTTGGTTCGTATGGTAGCGGCTCATCTGATACCAGCTCCTTACAATACCCACAGTTGAAATAATCTTCCATCACTCACACCCTCCATACGTTTTATCAAAACCACTCTCGCAATCAAGTGGCATACCTTTGCACCACGTAGGCACGTACCGCATACACTGCTCTATGTATGCTTGTCCCTGCTTAACTTCTTTCTTCGGTACAGCGCACACGATACTATCATGCACTGTCATGGTCACCTTATACTTCTTAGATATAAGCAACAACTGCTCGCCTATAATTATACGTGCCAAGGCTTGGCATATGTTCTCTGTTACCTTTCCACCATAGATACGGTTTCGGCCTTTACGTGTCATGTAGTTAAACTCTGGCCCACGCTCACCCTGTTCGTAATCCAAATTGTCGTACCTCATGTATAGCCCATTGGGTAGGTGTACCCGCCCATCTAAACCTGTGGTAGTAAATTTGACTGTGTTCAAGAACCCGAAGGAGCCGCGTGAATTACGAGACATCTCTACCAACATGTTCTGACATGCTCGCCAGAAGTGTGTGATCTTCCAATTCTTATCTCGGTATACGTTTATGATACGGCGCGACTCATCAAGTGATATGACAACACCTGACTGTGCCTTGAGCTGTTCTTTGAAACGCTGCGCACCCATACCGTACCCTGCACCTAGGATAGCTGTCTTACCGACGAACCGTTGTTCCTTGGTAACGTCTTCTACTGCTACACCGTATATGTCAGACGCCATGTGTTTGTAAACATCTTCACCCTTGTCGAACGCATCTACTAGGTCTTGCTGATTCGCTAACCATGCAAGTACACGTGCCTCAATCTGTGACGAATCACAATCGACTAGCATGTAGCCCGCCGGTGCGGTAATACTTTTCTTTAGCTTCTTACCATCGACACCACGGCTAGGTAGGTTCTGCATGTTGATCTTGTCATCACCGCCCCACCTACCTGTGTGAGCTGCGTAGTACCTGATAGGTACGGGTAGTGCGCCACGCCCTGCTATGTCTATAAACCTCTGCGTGCGTGTTTCCTCTAACGTAGATTTTGTGCCTAGCCGTGCAGCTACAAGTGCCTGTACGTGTAGGTTTTCGTGCTGCCCTAACGCCTTAAACCCTGCATCGGTCTTGGCGAACGCATACGTCTGCTTGCCAGTGGTGAGGCTTTCTTTCATGGGTACATCAACCCCCTCTGCCTCAAGCAATGCGGCGAACTTAGGGTTACTCATCAGGTCTTTCTTATCTACACCAGTGGCATCCAGCAAAGATTGTTTGCGTCTCTTGACATCAACAAGGTGGTCTGCTAACAACTCCTTGTCTAATTCTAAGATAGGCTCTATAAACATACGCAGCGTACGGTCTATAAGGTGTATCTCTTTCTTGGGAAACGACTTACCCATCAACTTGAACAACTCATAGCACAAGTCTACGTCATTAATACAGTAGTCACTGTAAGCGTCTAACTCCTGCGCAGAAAAGTCTTCACGTCTCTTTCCGATTGCGTCGAGAACTTCGGTTCCCTTGGCCCCAACACTATACCTTTTAGCAACCGCCGCGAGAGACCCACCAACTTCAACCCCGTGAAGAGCACGGGCGATACACAAAGTACAGCCAAACAACTTGGGATGAATATCAAAATGCCAGCCGAGAATAGCACCGTCGAACAGGTTATTGTGACCAACAACCATACTATTCGCCCAATCGAACGTATGTAAGTATTCATATATCTCCTCGTGTGAGCCGCTTGCCCACTCTGTAATATCGTTATTAACTTTGACCGCAAGTCCAATAACCTCAAACCTGTCGTCACGAATGTATTCTTCTGTAGTAATCTTACGTAGTGAGTAATCCTTATCGTAATACGTCTCAAAATCTATAGTTATTAAGTCCATTTTTCTAGTCTCTCTATCTCCGCGTCTATGTAGAATTTAATCTTCTTTGCATCACGTAGCTTACCACTGTGTGACGCTTCTCCGTACCTGTAACACGAACGGAATATCTCACCCATTTGCGAGTTCATATCTTTGTACATGATAAGGTGCTGTAGCTCTGTAGCCTTGTCGGGTAACTCGTAGTAACTCGCTGTGCTGCCATCACTCACACCGACCTTTATGGATTCCGGGGGAAGCGATGTTGTTAGGTCTACCACAACGGGTGGTGGTGACTTCAAGTAAG